ACCTCAAGGCGATCCTGCAATTAACTCAGCAAAAGAAGCATATATTGCTGAAGTTAAAATACTCGGTGACATAGCTGACAAGATATCCGCCGTAGCAAATAAAGCATAAATATTATCATGCCTAATTATATTGGATTCAGTACAATCAACGCTAACAAGCCTAAATCTACTAACTTAAATGCCGGAGTAGACGGAGGTACAGGTTCCATATTACAGCCTGTTAGGGTAGGTAAAAAGTTTAGATTAGTAGATACACCGTTGGTTGTGCAAGATTTTGTCAATGCATTGAACATACAACAGGGACAAAAAGTAGGTAAACCTGAATATGGTACTACTCTTTGGTCTTTTGTATTTGAGCCAAACACTCCTGATACGCAATATCAACTAGAGAATGAGATACGCAGGGTTGCTAATTTAGATCCTAGACTAGTATTAAATTCAGTAAAGGCCTATCCACAAGAGAACGGTATTCTACTCGAAGTTGAAATGGCTATAGCACCCTTCAATCAAGCATTTTTATTAAATGTGTTCTTTGATAACTCAACAAATATCGCAGTTTTACAATAAATTCTAAAAATCCATGGTTTTCATTTAAGATAAATACTTAAAAGAGAACAACTATGGCCACAAGTTCAAGACAATCAGCAATATTCGGTGTAAACGATTGGAAAGCAATATACCAAACGTTTAGCCAAGCCGACTTTAAAAGTTACGATTATGAAACATTACGCAAGACTTTCATTGATTACTTGCGTGTCTACTATCCTGAAACATACAATGACTATATTGAATCGTCAGAATTCATCGCATTATTAGATGTTATGGCGTTCATGGGACAAGGTCTTGCCTTCCGCAATGACTTGAATACCCGCGAAAACTTTATTGATACTGCCGAGCGTAGAGATAGTGTTATCAAGCTAGCTAACTTAGTATCCTACACACCAAAAAGAAACTTAGCTGGCCAGGGCTATTTAAAAGTTACAAGCATACAGACTACTCAAAATATTACTGATTTGAACGGTTTCAATCTAAGTAATATTCCAATATTATGGAATGACCCTGCTAACCCAAATTAAATGCTACACTAATCAATACACAAAAGATTGGTAATCCGGGCAACACTGCACAAATTATCGGCGTAAAGACGGACGAGTATACAATGCAAATCCCAGCAGGTACATTACCTGTAGTACCATTCTCTAGTCAAGTTGATGGTATCAATATGAATTTTGAATTATGTAGCGTAAGTACAGTGGATGAGGATTATGTATATGAAATCCCACCGGCACCTACTAATAGATTTAATATGCTATACCGTAACGACAAATTAGGTTATGGTAGCCCAAATACAGGCTTTTTCTTCTATTTCAAACAAGGTACATTACAAAATTTTGACTTTACATTACAGCAAAAAATTAGTAACCAAGTAGTTGACATTGATATTCAGGGTATTAACAATACTGATACATGGTTGTATCAAGTTAGTACAAACAACGGTGCACTAGGATTATGGAAAAAAGTAGATAACATCTATGCTGACGCATATCTACAAACTGAATCTAGTGTCAAAGATATTTTCTCTGTTAACTCACGATTTAATGACCAAGTAAGTTATGTGTTTGGTGATGGAGTGTTCAGCAATATTCCAGTTGGTAACTATAGAGCATATGTGCGTTCTGGTAATGCATTGACATATACAATTGATCCAACTGAAATGCAAGGCCTATCAGTTACATTTAATTATGTAAGTAGAACCGGTCGCCAAGAAGCAATGACAGTTGGTTTATCATTGCAAGTACCAGTATCAAATGCACAAGTTCGTGAGCCATTAGCTAGTATCAAACAGCGTGCCCCAACTCGTTACTATACACAAAACCGTATGGTAAATGGAGAAGATTATACTAACTTCCCATATACATTGTATAGCTCTATTATCAAATCGAAAGCTATTAACCGTAGTAGCGTTGGTGTATCAAAGAATTTAGATTTACTTGATCCAACAGGCAAGTATAGTAGCACTAATAGTTTTGCTAATGATGGTGGTATTTGGTTAGACAATACAAATGGTAGTTCATCATTGGTTATAAACAACAGCGGTGATATTATTACTTTCTTAACAGATAATCTAGCTACTATATTGCAAGACAATAGATCCACTCAGTACTATACACAAAACTATACTAGATATAATGTCAACAGCGCATCTGGTGATGGTACTGTATATTGGCAAACAAGTACAGTAGACGCTAATAGCGAAACTGGTTATTTCTATAATATACAAAACGGTGACACTAGTGCAATTCCAGTTGGAACATATTCAACTAATGCTGTCAAGTATATTACTAAAGGAGCATTGATTAAATTCACTGCACCTACAGGTTTCTACTTTGATAACAACAATCGTTTAGTTAGCGGTATTGCTACTGCAACTGATAAGACTTATATATGGACAACTGTATTAAATGTTATAGGTGATGGGTATAATAATGGTCAAGGTAGTTTTGCAAATGGCACTGGTCCTATTACACTAAGTGGATATGTTCCTACAAATGCAATACTATCCGTTATACTACCTGCGTTTGATAATATATTACCTAACTCTGTCATACAAGAATGCAGAGTGCGTATGGAACTACAACAGAATTTTAGTTTAGTATTCAACAACTCATTGACAATCGCACAGAATCGTTGGAGCGTTGAAAACTATAACGCCCCTGGTTATTTTGTTAATTTTGAAAGTACAGGATATAATAGATATACTGTAACTTACCGTTCACTTGCTTACTATTTTGGTAGTGTAGCTGATACTCGTTTCACATATGAAGCAGGTAAGTTAGTGTACGACCCATTCAGTGGCCAGATTCTACAAGACTTTGTAAATGTATTAGCAACCAATACACAGCCTGGCAGTAACTATCCATTGACAAATAATATCTCTGCTAGTATCGTTGGACAGACTGTGCAGAGTGATGGATATATTGATGACTTTGAAGTAGAAATTGCTAGTATTAATACCAATGATAGAACTTTGGTAGAAGATCCTGATTTCTTTAATCAAATTACTGGGTATGTAACTGGTAACAATAATATTGGTATCTATGTATTCTTTGAAGAAGTACAAGATGCTATTAATTTAACACGAACACAATTAGTTCCTTCAACTAGTGTATCATATCAGTATCCAACTAAGACACAGATTGAAGTTGTAAAATATGATTACCCAGTTGGACAATTGTTCTATGCATACACAGATAATGTATTTTATATGTCTGTGCAAGATCAAACAGTTACAACGCCATATTATATTTTAGTTGCACAACCTCAATATAGCATGAGACCAGGCCGTCAAGGATTACAGTTCCAGTATCGTCACAATAGTAACAATACTACCCGTATCGATCCAGCGACTACAAACATCATCGATTTATATTTGGTAACGCAGGCTTACTATACTGCATATCAAAATTATATACAAGATAGTACAAATACTGTCCCTGAACCATCACGCCCAACTATTACTGAATTGACATCATATTATCCACAGATTAATAACTATAAGATGTTAAGTGATAGTGCTATATTGAATAGCGTTGTGTTCAAACCATTATTTGGTCCTAAGGCTGCACCTGCACTAAGAGGAACAATTAAGGTTATCAAAAATTCAAGTACTAATGCCAGCGATAGCGAAATTCGTAGCGCAGTATTAACACAGATGAATAATTATTTTAATATTAACAATTGGAACTTTGGTGATACATTCTATTTTAGTGAATTGAGTGCATACATTCATGCTCAAATAGGTGAGTTAGTAAGTTCTTGCGTGTTAGTACCCAACGATCCTACAATGAGTTTTGGAGATTTATATGAAATTAAATGTTTGCCTTATGAGATATTCGTAAACGCCGCAACTGCGAATGATGTAGTAGTCATTGCCGCACTTACACCCGCCGAATTACAAATAGCATAAGTATAATATAACCATAGAGAATTTTATAATGGCAACAAGAATTAGAACACTGAATTTTTTACCTGAGATATTTAAAACTACAACTAATAGCCAGTTTTTACAGGCTACACTAGACCAGTTAGTTGCTCAACCTAGTACAAAAAGGATTGAGGGATATATAGGTAGTAAGTTTGGTTATGGAGTTAACGCTAAAGACAAATATGTTACTGAACCTACTAAGATCAGAACAGATTATCAATTAGAACCTGGTGTTGTTTTCTTAAAAGAAAATGATACTACTGCTAATGACTTTATTAGCTATCCAGGTATAATTGATGCGTTGAAACTAGAAGGTGGTGTTACTGATAATGACAGTAGACTATTCACTAGCCAATTTTATTCTTGGGACTCATTCACTGATTTAGATA